CGGATCTAAGCCATCGGTTAAATGTTTCTCTATCAAAATTAGGACATTCAATAGAGAAAACATTATCCATCCAACCGTCATGATTGACATTGGGATATTGCACACTCGCCTCAACTAATGCATGGTCATAACCAATTCCACGCATTTCACCGACACCAAGGGCAGCAGGTACATAGGCCGCATAAGTTTGTACAAACATTGTTGCTAATTCCCCCAAAACAGGGGTATTTGCATCAGTGAGTGCATAAGAGCTAAGTTTTTCACCTAATTTCCTCAAAGGACCAACACTGGGTGGTAAAACTGTAGTTGTGTGTAACTTAGATAGTTGCCTACGTATATCACACATTGAACTACAAGAACCAAACCAGACATGGGGTGAATAAATTCTAGCCAAAAATGAAACACCGTCTTTACCTCTCAAAACGGATGTTGCATCCAAAACTTGTCCTGTACTTAAAGCTGCAGAAGCATAATGTGGAACCGGTATATCACAAGTCAAACCATCATCCCCACCATAAATACCCAGCCATTCAAATGCTTCCTTCGGCGTAGGAAAACAAATTTGACCCAAAACATTTTGGGGCAAAGTTCTCTTAGCTTTATAAGCAATGAATTTGTTGACTATAGTATTCATGACAGCGGTATCAGAAGACCCGGAACAACGCGACCACTTAGTAGCATACTTCCTACCAAACTTGGTAACGGCTTTTTGGTTAGTCTGTCCTGCTAATAGTTCTAGCAGATCTGCATGAGTAGATTGGTGAAGGAAAGCCATACAAATCATTGTTTCCAATGAACGTAAATATTCACTTATTCTGCCATCCATTCTTTCAAAATCAGTTAATATAACTGAGGAAGCCTCTGAACAAATCTCAGCAACACATTGTGAAATGTGAAGTGGGGTTTTGCCAAAAGCATACCATTTGAAAACTTGGATATAGGCAGTTAAAGCGTACATATACCTTGAATAGTTTAACTTACCAATTGGAGGAAGTGTGGAAATATTCCTAGGGTCTTTAACCCCAGAATAAGCTTCTGATTTTTGGAAACTGACAACCTTACCTAAGAAATCAGTTAATGTAGTAAAACATGATGCAAAATTGAGAAGTGACCTTTGAGTGGGTCGAGATTGTTTCTCATATACTGCAGGAATGTCAACTGGAAAAGCTTTTTGTCTTAAACCCTCTGGAATGAGCAGATCAATAAACTCTTGCATTAACTTAAGATCAAAGGGTGTGATTACCACATCAGTAGCAATATTTTCAACACGACCTTTAATGCATGCCTCATCATTAGACAAAGACTTAACTGGTGAAAAGCAACCAGAAATCAATGGTGTCATGAAAGGGACTAACGAATCTTTTGCTGTGTCATCATAACCTGGACCTAAAAATTGATAGTTATTAACTGATTCCTTAATAGGAAAGACATAATCTATAGATGAATGCTTAATTGAACGGTGGTACTCAACTAACATTGTGGAAGCACAAGTATCAGTTGTCTCCAATAAAGTTTTAACTTGTGCAGAAGACAGTTTAACATCATTGGTGAGAGCCAAGCCAGCAATAGCATCATCTTTAGCAACTGGTATAGTAACACAGTTGTAACCATTAGCCTTACCAGTGGAGATAAACATTCCATCTTCTTTAATAATAGCAAGACGGAGAAAATCACCTGCAGCAGAAACGCTAAAGCGTTTGAGTGCATTAACTGGGGAAGCAATGGATAGATATGTACGCATAGGAGTAATTAAAAGTAATTGGTGATGATCATCTAATCTTTTTCTATCAATATTATAAGCAGTATTCTTGGTAAAGAAATAAAACCAGGATACACTAGCAGTAATTGTATCTTGGCCATAATTCCAAACTGGATGCGTATAAACAGCACCACCTGACACAGAATAGTTCACAATGTTTGAATTATTAAATGTGAAACTATACTCACCAGTTGAACAAGCAACAGTGGTGGGTTGAAAGGTGGAGATTAAGTAAGTAGAAGGGTAATTGGCTAAGAAATGTGGCATGTCTAAATACATATCCACATCAACAAGAGCAAAAATGCTATTATTAGGAGGGTTGAAAGCTTCACGTGAAGCAGTCAAATCCTTACCCCAATAATAAGAGCGACAACCAGAACGGTTATTTCTCTCATCAGAAACAGATTTCTGCACAAAATAGGGAACTTTACCAAACATCTTAGCAAAATAATCTATACAGGCAGCACTGTTGTTTCTGACTTTAGCAGATTTCTCATGTGTATGACCAATTAACTTTCCAAATGTGCTAAGAAGATTTTTAGACATAAATATAGACCTCATAGAACAAGGACGTACATTCAACTTAACAAAGCACAAAGAACTTAAATCAATAAAAATAGACTCAATGAAATGCCCAATAGGCCCATCATATTTACACAAAATATAATAGACGAAAAGGACAGTCACCAAAATCACAGCAAGCGTAAGTAATAACCACAAAAATGGATTTGTGAACTTCCACGGTCGGATATACTTGACATTCATAATTTGGCCTAAACGAAGGTCATCATACAAATACAAATAAAATCTAACAATGTAGGTATCATCATAAACAAATAGAGGTTTTAAAACACAGACAGGAGGAGTACCAAACATGAAGTTTGACACACCACCCACAAAGTCATATGAAC